AAGTATCGGGTGTTTGGGATGCAGGTGGGATGCGGTGTTGATGCTTCAACTTACGCAGCAGCATACGCAAAGAACTTTAAGAAACAAGCAATCGGATGTGGCGTTGTATTGGGGGGTCATACAGCCATTAACGTGCTGATGCCTTTGGGTAAACCTAAAGCAAAAAAGGGAACGGTTTTATAAAAGAAAACCCCCCACTTCCCTATGAGAAAAAGCGAGGGGCGGTCACCAAATATAAACAACGGTGCTAATATACAACACTATCTTTAACATTAGATAGTTGTTTTATTAAAGCCGACTTAACGCTACTAATTGAGTTGATGCGCTCAGATAAAGAAAGTATGTAGGTTTCTACTTCGTCTTTGTTAGTGGCTACATAATAACCTTTTGAGGTTGCGATAAGCAAAGGCACAAGGTGTTGTGTGCGTATGTGATGCACAATCTTTCTTAGCCTGGTATCGGTTATCTTACACCCTCCAACTTTTAAAGCTTTACAAATATCCTTATTCGTTATGGCTTTGCCTTTGCCTAATTTGGTAGATAAACCATGCACGACAATAGGCAGAAGCGTATGTAGTTCGTAGTGGTTTAGTTCGTAAGTTTCCCTTTCAAAGTTCGTTATCATTTTTTAAGGTTTAATTAGAAAAAAAAGACACAAAGCGAGTAACAAAATTACTACCGTTATTCGTTTGTGCTTTGGTGAAGATGGGTTGTAGATCATCGGTATAAAAATTTAAACTGGACTTCTTGAGTTTTAGATTTAGGTAACCACGTTCCACGATAGCGAGTGAAATACGTTAGGTTTTGTTCCTCAGTTAGTCTATCAGTGTAAAATTCTTCTTTATCTATTCCACCACAAGCGATAAGAAGCATACAATGGTAGCGACAATACTTAGCTGATGAGTGCCTATGCCAAAAGGTAATTTCTTCTATTACCATTTTATCTTCTCGGTTCTTTTTAAAGTGGATAAATGAGGGGGTATCACACCACCCAATATACTTACCGTCAACCTTAGCCGTTACCATCTTGTTATACGTCCTTGCGAGGTCTTCTGCGGTACTATCTTCGAAAGTTAATGCTGTACTACTTCTATCAAAAGATAAGCCCGTAAAAACGACCTCACGCCCGTTACCGTCTATTGTCTTCATTTGGTTCTTGCTTTAATTACTGATTCTTTAAACTTCGTCCACGCCTTCATAAATTCAGCTTCGAAGATTTCTTCGGGTGTCATAACTTCGGAAGCAATAAACTTCCTCCACTCGTTATAATCTTTGATTGGTTCGGTAGGTAGTGTCGTTTTCATTTGTTGTAAGGGTTATCAGCTTTGGTATCACGTGCGATGTAAAACGCATCTAACTTTGTTTCCGCTTCTCTTAAACGTTCTTGATAATACTTAACGTCTATTATCGCTTTTTCTATTAAGTTGTCTAAATTCATTTTAATTTATTTAAAGTTTATAAAGTTCTTCTAACCTTTGCTTGATAGATATTGTAAGGTCTTTATTACCTTCTTGCAGTATCGATTCAAGTTCTAATATTGTTCTATCTATAGCGTATTTTTTTGCTATCTCAAAAATTCCTTTGCTGCTCATTTTGTTTGTTGTTTAATAATACCGCAATCTACAAACTTCTTTTTATAACCACCAAATAAAAAGCAATTTTCTTTCTATTTTTTTTTATGGTTTATTTTTATTACCTTCGCGGCACTATTAATTCCAAAACATTATACTATGGAAAACCAAACAAAAAAAGTCACCTCTATACAAGGTGCAGGAACGTATGAAGGGAAGCACGGAATCCTTTATTCTTTCGATTATAGTTTCGATGATGAAACTAATATACGTGCAAACCACAAAACAACCGCACCACCTTTTAGTGTAGGGGATGAAGTGGACGTTATTATACGTGGATCGCGCGATGGGTTTAGTTGGGGGCAAGTTAAACGCCCTGAAAACCTTGCGTATAATTCTAAGCTAACAAGCGTAGATAAGTTTCAAGACCGTCAAGACATCATCTTAAACGAGTGGTCTATAGGTAGGGCGTTAGAATGGGAGATGAATAAGTCACACCCACACGAAGCCAGTATTAAAGAAGCTATTGCTTTAGCGAAGCAGTTAAAGAAATATGCTTTAGATTTAGACAATATTTCTTTTGAAGAAACTTTAGAAGAAAGTAATACAAATTCAACATTCTAATGAGGCAGTTTATTAAAAAGCATTATGGTTCACAATTAAGGATGTCTGAGAAGTTAGGCATCACAAATCAAACCATAACGAATTGGATGAAAACAAACCCACGTGGGATGCTAAAATACCTTCCTGAAATAGTGTCTTCAGCAGACACAACCGAACGCGAAGTGGTTTGGGAAGTTATGTTTCACGAAAAAGAGATGTGTCGTGATTGAGTACTTTTGTTTCTCTAAAGAAGATGCAGAACAATACGGAGTGGATGGGGCAGTAATGCTTCACCACATCCGCTATTGGGTAGCAAAGAATGAAGCCAACGAAAACAACTACCACGAAGATAAGTACTGGACTTATAACAGCACGAAAGCTTTTGCGCAGTTGTTTCCCTTTTGGTCAGCTCGAAAAGTTGGAAGGGTTTTAAAGAAGTTGGAAGACGATGGTGCTATAATATCGGGTAATTTTAACGGCAAAAGATATGACCGTACAAAGTGGTTCACTTTGGTAAATGCAATTACCGAATCGGGTAACATCCATTTGACAAAAACGGTAAATGCAATTACCGAAATTGTCGAACCTATACCAAAACACAACCAAAGTACTACTCAGAATACACCCATAAAGGTAATTTTGCCTTTTGAAGGATCTAAATTTTTAGAAGCGTGGCAGATGTGGAGGCAATACAAGAAGGTAGAAAAAGGTTTTATGTACAAATCTTCAATATCTGAACAAGCAGCTTTATTAAATTTACAAAAAATATCTAACCAAAATGAACAACAAGCAATCGAAATCATCCACAATGCCATCGCACAAGGGTGGTCAGGACTTTACGCAGATAAAAAAGCTAAAGCAAAAAAGGGATTTGATAACGACAAGTATCTCGCGCATCTCGACACGCTTTGAATTAACCCCTGCACAAGCGTGGGAATATGGCAGCAATGTTAGGGAGGCATTCAAGTACGAACCAAAAATGGTTCACGTTTCCCTTATGGCGATTTTAAAGGATGCGGTAGATTACTTAGATTTTAACAAGTCCTTCCGACACGAAGGCGATTACATAGAAGCTATCGACTATCTCATTAAAGAGTTTCCAGTAATGAAGATAGAAGAATGGAAAATTATCTGCATAAATTTAAAGGCAGGTAAATACGGGAAGATGTATGAACGTTTGAAGCTACCCGAACTTATAGAGATATTCCAACAATTCGAAGGTGAACGTGCTGAAATGCGTGAGAAACAAATGCGAAGGGATAAAGACGTACCACCATTACCAAATATAGATCCCGAACTTTTAAAGAAGTTATCTAAAGACCTGGCTTTGCCTGAATCCGACACGGATGAGAAAGGACGGTGGGATTTTATAGAACACCCAAACACCTCCGAATGATAAACTTAACGAACGAGGATAATATGAAGTTAATGGCTCGTTATCCTGACAATTACTTCGAGTTAGCTATTGTTGACCCTCCCTACGGGATAGGTGGTGGAACTAAAAAAACTGGCGGATTAAGTAAAAAAAATAGTATGACTAAATTTAAAAAACAAAATAAAAGAAAAGGATGGGATGATGAGATACCAACAGATAAATATTTTACAGAGTTATTTAGGGTTAGTAAAAATCAGATTATTTGGGGTGGAAATTATTTTTTAGACAATCTAAATAGTAGTAGGTGTTTTGTTGTTTGGGATAAAATGACTTATGTTCCAACTATGACGCAAATTGAATTAGCTTATACAAGTTTCAATGAACATTCAAAATTAATAAAAATAAATAGCAATCAATTAGACAGAACACACCCAACGCAAAAACCCGTTAAACTTTATGAATGGCTTTTAATGAACTACGCAAAAGAAGGGGGTAAGATTTTAGATACTCACTTAGGCAGCGGCTCAATAGCTATTGCTTGTCATAACTTAGGCTTTGACTTGGTGGGGTGTGAATTAGATAAAGAGTATTATGAAGCAGCGTGTAAGAGGTTAAAGCAGCACCAAGCACAACTGACAATGTTTTAGTATTTGGTAGATTAATTTTATTGTCGTAAATAGCGGAATGGCTGCAACGTTTTTTGTTTCCGTTATAGTAATTTCTTTTTTTGACATAGGGGTAGAGTATTTCGTGAACTCACAAATACGAGTGTATCCGATTATGTCTATCGTCTTTTCTCTTTTAGGTATGTTTCTATGAAGCGAAGCACCTTAGTTAAGAAGCTCGATAAGATATTTAGTATATGGATCAGGTCAAAAGACGCAGACCACGCAGGGATGGTCGATTGTTTTACGTGCGGAGTAATCAAGAATTGGAAGTACGAAATAGACGCAGGGCATTTTCAATCGCGTGGGAAGTACGCAACCCGATGGGAACCCTTAAATGTAAAGCCCCAGTGTAAACGGTGCAACGGATTTAGAGGGGGTGAACAATATCTATTTGCAAAAAACTTAGATGCCTTATATGGTAAAGGAACTGCTGAATGGTTAGAGTTTGAAAGCAATCGTTCAGCACGATTTACGAACGATGAGTTGTTAGTAAAAATTAAACACTATACTGAGTTAGTGAAATCTTTGAAATAGATTCCGCAAATACGTTCTTACCTATATGATTCAAAGGTACATACGCGATAACTATGATTCTATCCTTGAGATAGCTAAAGTAATCACGAAAGGAAGGAAGCCCGACTACGAAGATTTAGCGCATGAGATAATGGTTATCTTATTAACGGGCAACCGTGAGAAGATGAATAGCTTAGTTAAAAATAAGAAGATAAAATTTTACATAGTTCGTGCAACTATAAACCAGTACCGCAGTTCATCAAGCCGATACTTTAAGAAGTACCGAAAAGAAACTACCGCAATACGCAAACAAACATCTTCTCTAACGGAACACTTAACGCACCTGAAGAATTTAGATTTAACTTATAGTAAGAACCATAACGAAGAAGTGTTACAATTTATAGACGAAAAGTTAAACGATGTGGAGTGGTTCGAAAAGAATTGCTTTGCTATTTATTACGGGGATGAATTAACTTTAGATTCTATGAGTGAACTAACTGGGATTAGTCGCAATACTTTATACCGTGCGATCCGTGACACAAGAAACTACATACAAGATGAAATCGAAAGCTCAAGGTTTAGGCGATAAAGTTGCAGCCGTAACAAAGGCAACGGGGATTGAGAAGATAGTAAAGACTTTCTTCGGGGATGATTGCGGATGCGATGAAAGGCGCGAACGCTTAAATAAGATGTTTAGCCGACCCGTAAAAATGATGGACGAAGAACAACGGAAGTTCTTTGCAGAAGAAATAATGACACGCTACAAAAGTGGTCAAAACTTAACCAAGCATATCGGGGATGAGTTTTATAAACTGTATGAAGAATTATTGAGTAAGAAGAAAAAAAGAACTACATGCACATCTTGTAATAAAAATATGTACATTGAACTTTTAAAAATCTATGAATCAAGTTGCGATGAATAATGTATATGAATGGATGTTGGAAAGGGAAACCCCTGCCATCAAAATCAAATCCCCAAAGGTTAAAGCCTTAATCTTTTGTCAAGAATCGGTTGAGAAAATTGGATGCACCTGGGAAGAAATAAAATCTAAAGACCGTAAAAGGAGGTTATCCGATGCGCGAAAGTGTGTTACGAAATACTTAATTGCTAACGGGTGGACTACGGAAGCAGCAGGGGAACAAATGAATAGACACTATTCTACGGTAGTGTATCAAAAACAAAAATGCAAAACGCTACTCGAATACGATGCAGACTTTCGTCATACGTGGCAAGAATTTACAAGGGTATGAGTAATAGAAAAAGTATGCGCGAAGCAAAGAAGCATCTAACCAATGCGCAAGACTACCTAATTTTTACGGTAGTAAAAGACAAGATTTTTGTGGACTATCAAAACAATTCGTCTTTGAATATCATAGGAGATTTAGCAGTAGCAAATAAAGACTTCGCTAACTACCTCGAAGAAGTTTTACGTGCCATTAAAAACCAAGAAGATGAAGACGCAAAAGGTTCAGATTGAAACCATAAAGTTAGATCCAAGCAACCCACGTTCGATAACGAAGGAAGCCTTTGAAAGACTAAAGAAAAGCATAACGGACTTTCCTGAAATGCAATCGGTTAAACCCTTAGTAGTAGCGGATGGGTATGCCCTTGCAGGTAATATGAGGTTACTGGCTTATAAAGATTTAGGATACCGTGAGCTTCATGTTTTAGATGTGTCAGAATGGTCACAAGCGAAGCGTGATGAGTTTATGATTAAAGACAACACGCACTACGGAACGTGGGATTACGATGCCTTAGCAAACGAATGGGAAACGTTACCCCTTACCGATTGGGGTTTGGATGTATGGGAACCCGAAATAGAAGAATTAAAAGAAGAAGCACCCCCCACTTTTTTAAGGGGAATTAATATCGACTTTATTATGGAAGATTATGATGTTGCTAAAGAGCTTTTAGAATCGTTTAAGAAATCAGATACTTACATAGGCGCAATAGTATTAGAGGCACTAAGAAAGCAGTTTAAATAACTTTACAAAACTTGACAAAATGAAAGTATCGGATGCAGAGTTTTGGAGTGAACTAAGAAAGAATAAAGCACTCTATACAAGGACGGCAAGGGCGTTAGAATTAAAGTACAATATTACGTACACAAGACAAGCGGTAAAGCATAGGGCAGAAAAAGACTTAGACCAACTTAACGACATAGTAGAAGAAAACTTAGACGTAGCCGAAGAAGTACATCATAATCTAATGATGAGCCAGGACGAGAAGATTCAGATAAAGGCAACACAGTTTTATTTGAAAAACAAAGGCAAGTCAAGGGGGTATGTAGAGAAACAACAAATAGAGATTAACGAACCGAAGCCGTTTAAGTGGTTCGATGACGAGTGAAGCAACCGACTACATATTACCAAGCTAAGAAGTCAAAGGCTAAAATACAAGTCCATCAAGG